GTTCAAATACTCCAGTAGTTCGGATACAGACCAGCGTGCATTACGCGGATCATTCAACTGAAGGATCGCACGGTTAATTAGATCCGTTGCTGTCGCCATCAGTCAGCTCTTCGAACGCTTCGTTTACTACATCAGCTGGTACGTCTTGCCCTACTGCATCGCGGACAGCTTGGACTTTAGGCTTACCAGCCTTGGTGAATTTAGTTGGGTCGCCCTCTTCAACAATGGCGGCTACGGCCTCAGACACGCTCTCAGCTGGAGCAGTCTTAGCTTTGCGCTTACCGCCTTCAACCGGAACACACCCGCGTTCCAGTGCGACCTCAGCAACGTAATCTTTCACCTCGCGCTCTGCGCCTGGCTGCATCGTGAATGCAAAACCGGTCGTCAGCGAGACAAAGATTGCTTTATCAGTTGGGTTCTTGATCTTCATAAGGAAAACCCCTCCGACCCGAAGGCCGGAGGGGAGACCACCTTAGATAGCGCAGTCTACGCGGATCACGCCGAAGTCTTGGCTAGAGCCATCCTTCGGAGAGTAGAACACCGGCTTCTTGAAGCCAGAGATCTTCGCGATCGCGATACCAGGCTGTGCACCGTAGTCGAAGTGATCACGCTCGTCCCATTCTGGGATACCGATGTCAGCATAGGCCAGAGCCTGTGCACCCATCAGCAGGATGGCAGAACCATCAACGTCAGCGTTAGCACCCCACTTGTAGCCCGGATCACCTACGTTGGAGCTGGTACCAGCGGTAGCACCCAGAGTGTTTGGCACGTGGGTGTTTTCGTGGATAACCAGACCATCAACGGTAACCATAGAACCGCTGAACAAGGTGTTGCCGTTACCACGCGGACCAGCGTTACGCAGGTTAGCGAGGAAGTCAGCGTCTTGCTTCAGCTTAGCTACAGCCTTCGGATGCATGAACACATGGAACAGTTCTTCGCCAGAACCTGCACGCAGGGACTTGATGCGACGATCCTTAGCATGTGCCTTCAGCTCGACCAGCATTGCGTAGGACGGGGTGTCCGCAGCAGATACTGCAGTGATGTCACCAGCAGACAGGCCGTTGGAAGCATCCCACTGGAAGTAACGCTGAGAAGTCGGAGCAGTTACGTCTGCTGCGTATTCCAGGTCATACAGTGCTGCACCAGCGGCTGCGGTACGAGCCCAAGCAGTACCGTTGTGGCTGAAACCAGTGCGGATTGAACCGTTGGTGTTCAAGCGGTAGTCCATACCAGCAGCAGTCAGGAAGCCCAACTGGTCGATACGGTCTGCCAGCCAGAAGCCAAGCAGGTCACGAGAGGTTTCACGGAAGCGAACGACAGACTTCTGGTCAGCCATGCGGCCTGCAGAACGGTTAGCGTTACGAATCTGGTCAACACGGATGACCTGATCGTATGCCTTAGCGCTTTCTTCGTTACCTTCGAGAACGCTGTCACCCATGATACCGTCGCTTTCGAGATCCGGTACGAGAGTAATAACAGCACGAGTGCCCTTATCGGACTTGGTGAGTTCGGTGATGCGCTCGATCGGAGCGTTCATACCAGTACCCATCAGAGACATCAGGAATGAATTCTGACGAGCAGTCTTCATTACTTCCATGCCCCACGCGGTCAGCTGCTCAGAAGTAAGAGCAGCGAAGTTAGTCAATGCCATGTCAATCTCCTTATAGGTCGTGATGGCCGACAGTTAAACGGTTGTCTTCTTCTAGCTGTTTTACGCCTAGCAATGGGCGAACTTTTAATGTCGGCGACCAATCACGCTGGTCGGAGGCGGCTTTGACTATCGCGCAAAGCAAGTCGATATTGATGACGCTACCAAAGCGTTACGTGGGACTGCTACAAACAAAAAAGCCCCCGCTTATTAGGCGGGGGCAACTCCACACCGAGGAGGATGGACCAGAGTTAGATTATGTCGCCGCGCAAACGTGCAAGCTGATCTTTACCTAGCTTGTCGAATTCCGATTCAGACAGCGACATCACATCAACACCACGTTCGTCGTTACGTACGGTCGGTGATGGTGGCTGCTTACCAGCCACTTCTAGTTTCTTACGCGTCTGATCAGGCGTTGTCGATGACTTAGCTTTCCGCAGTTCTGCTACGGGCTCAGGCGAAGTCTCTGCAACAGCGCCAAGACCGTTATAGCTCGCCACATAGTTCGCTGCTTTGCGCAATGCAACGTCTGCATCGTAGCCACGAGTCTTGAACCCTTCAAACAGGTCCAACACTTCGGCAGTTAACTCGGCGTCGTACACTTCAGACCCTACTCGAAGCTGCGGAATCTCGTTTTCAATCTCCGAGATTGCAGATTTCAGCTGAATCTCAGCGTGTGTCAGCGCGCGGTTCTGTTCTGCGGTGCGTTGGGCGTTGGCTTGTGCAACCGAGAACTCAGCCGCACGAATCTCTTTACGAATTTGCAGAGCTTTGTCTGATTCGCCATCGAGAACAGCCTCCATATACCGCTTTTCGGCATCGTCAAAGTCAAAATCAACCGCTTTGAACGGGTCGAACGCTTCTTTTTCTTTCTCGAGCTGCGCAAGTCGGCGTTCAGCTGCTTTGCGACGCTCATTAACTTCATCAAAGCGGGCCTTCGGGATCTTCGGCTCGCCCTTTTTGTCTTCTAGTACGGGCTCTTCGGGCTCTTCTTCGGCTTCTTGCCAGGTTTTGTCATCGGTTTGCCCGGATTCTTGCACTTTCTCGCCACTTTCTGGCTCCTCAGCGGTAGTTTCTTCGGGTTCTGGGGGCTCAGTAACCGGTTCTGCTACTGATTCTGGCTCTGAACTGGGCATATCGTTGCCCAAGTCGAGGTTGGAAGTGTCGATGTCGTCGTATTTATCGGCGCCAGCGGTTACCAATGCGGATAAATCCGCTGCTTTTTCGGCTTCTGCCATTCTACTCTCCTGAGTGTTATCGCTACTCACGCGAAGTCACCCGTGCGACGGGGTGATTACGCACCAAAAGCTAGTTTTGGACGGCCGCTTGGTTCAGCTGGTTAGCAATTTGCTGACCGATCAGCTGCCGGTTTTGTTTTTCAGCATCAGCGACGAGCTTGCGCTCGTTCATCTGGTCTTTCATAAGGGTTGTATAGCGGGTGAGCTGGGTCTTCGTGCCTGTATGCACCTGCGCCAGCTCGATCTTGGTCTGCAGATCCGCTGCCTTCTTGGCCAGATCCGCTTTGAGACGCTGCGCTTCAAGCTCAAGACGTGCAGCTTCGACCTGAGTCTCACGCTGCTCTCCTGCAACCATGGTCTGCGCCTTGGCCTGCAGTGCGGCGGCTTCGGCTTGGATCTTCGCGACCTTGGCGGCGGCTTCTTCGACAGCCAACTGCGCAATCTGCATCTGCAACTGCGCCTGCATCTGCTGCATTTCGTTCGGCTCGCCCAGGCCTTGCATCTGCTTGACCTCTTCGGCGATCTGACGCTTGCCGGCCAGGTGGGATGCAGCGATCACATGGTGATCCGGGATCATCACGCCTGCGTTGCGCAACTCGATAGCCTGCGCAAACTGAGTATCTTCGAAAGTATCGCGTGCCGGCGCACTGCTGACCTGCACGAAGTACTCGCCAAGCGTAGTGTTGTTGACAATCTCGCCAGCAATTTCCTGGTTGATCGCCACTTCTTCCTGAGTCTGCTCAGGATTACGCCAGTCCAGCACGCTGTAGACGCGCGCTTCGGTGTAGAACTTCTGAATCAGGTTCAACACCACCTTGGCCAAGATGCTACGGGTGAAGTCGAGGTTATCGAAGCACACCTGCAGTCCGAGCAGCGCGCGATTCTGCGAGCTCTGCAACGCCACGCCAGAAACTTCTGGGCTCGGCATCTGACCAAGTAGCGCAGCCACGCCTGGGATCGACTGGATGTACGACAACGCTTTACCGCTGTACGCCTCCAAGCCAGTTGGCATGGTATTCGGCTTAATTTTTTGCGGTGCTGAACGGCCCTTGCCATGGACCAAGACCAGTCCGGTCTCTGCACCACGTTCCTCCAGCTCGTCCTCTGTCATGTTGACCAGAGAACCAGCCTCCAAAACCCATCCGCTGTTCGCGGTCGTGTTGATGACGTGCAGTACCTGCGACTCAATCTTGTTGAGCTGCTCCTGCGGGTCGAGCATGTGACGCACCAAACCGCTTGGATTACCGCGACGGAACATCGGGAAGTACGGCACCACCGTGAAGTGATCGTACGGTGACCAGTCGTCGAAGACCGTCACGCTATCAGCACTTACCGTCCAGCGGATGCGCTTGACCATGCGTTCACGCGTGACCAAGTTGTACTGCATCTTGACCGCTTCAATACGTTCTTCGTCCCAAGTCTCCGGTACTGGGCGCGCTTCACCTGTTGCCAGGTCAACGAACTCGCGGCGCTTAGCCATGCGGCGATACTGGCGCTCGATGACGCGCACTGAGCGTATGCCCTTCTCATCTTCTGGGAAACTACTCAGCCCTGTGTGCGGGAAGTCACCACCGAAGGTATCAAACCGCATCGACCGCTCACCGAAAGTGTCCATGGTGGCAGCCACTGCCAGCACGCGGTCTTTAACTTTCTTACCGTAATACAGCTCGAGATCGTCCGGGCTCATCCACCTCGTAACAAACACTTCGCTCCACGTAGCCGGATCATATTCTTGAGCATCAGGATCCAGCACGACAGTGCGAGGATCGAGAGTTTTAATCTCAACCTCACCCAAGACGTTTTCATCGAACGAAATACGTACATCAAAGAACCCTCGGTCTTCAATCAACCCGTCCTCAAAGACCCGCGCTTCTTTAGCCGCAAAGTCGTTTGCATCGAGGATGCCATCGAACAGACGAGTCAGGGTCTGTGCAACTTCAGCAGTCGCCCCACCCTTCTTCGGTTTGAAAACCACATCGGCACGCGTGGTCGAGTAGTGCCCGCGAACTGCGTTCACCACTTGTAAGATCTGGTTAAGTGTCAGGTACGGGCGATTCTCCTCGCGTAACCGCGCGGCATCCTCGCTATCCCACTGCTTACCCAAATAGAAGTCATTGCACCGCTCAGCGAGCTCCAGCCAATCTTGATGATCTGTGCTGTAAGCGCGAGTGAATGCGGTCCAGTTGCGTAGTGCTGCTTCTTCCTTAGCCATCTTCTATGCCCGTTAATAGAGGGAGTTGAGCAGATTCCACTACGGGACTGCTACGCTGCACGCCAACTCTTACTGCGACGCCCACCTCTGAGCTTGTCGCGCCATGATGCTTCATGCCATGGTCGTGCTTGGCGTGGCACATCCATCTCATCGAGCAGTTGACCCAGATAACTCAGCGTGTCGACCATGTCGTCATGCCGTCCTGCTGGAAACTCACGCAACTCTTTCACGAAGTCATCGAACCATTCCGCATCGCTGGGTATGAACACCTTGCCCTGACGCATGCGCGCCTGGATGGGTCGTGACCTCGCCACCTTGTCCTTGTTACCGTGCTGCATCTCCACGACATTCAGGCCATACACTCTGCGCTCCGTCATGCGCTTCTCGAGTATTGGCGCTAGCGCCATGGACAAGTGCGACTTCTCAACACCGATGATCTCCTGGCTATAGTCCTGATAACTATCGATGATGAGCTCCGCCACCTCGAACATATCCAACCGCGCCTTGAACACATCCATGATCCAGATGTTGTCGTCCTCATCCACCCCAGCCAGCAGATGCACCGAGAAGTCGTTGTGTTGTCTCTGCCCTACGGCTAAGTCCCACGTTGAGTAGTGCAGCACCCGATCCGGGATGTCCGCCAACTTGCACTCATGGATCATCTCGTCGGTGAACACCGCAGCCTCACCCGCGACCGGGTTCTGCTGGTAGAGCGCCGCCCATGTGATGGGGTCACGCTTGTGCTGCGCCACCAAATCCGGCGGCCATCTCTCAGGATGCAGCATCTCGCCTCTTTTGCGCAGCAGCTTGGCCCCCTCAACTTCCTCCTGCACGATGGAGCCATCCGGCAGGCGGTACTCATCCCGCGTCGCCTCCGCCGGGTAGCACACCCATTCCCACTTACCGCCCTCGTCGATGGATCCTTCCTCATCGATCAAGCGACCTGATAAGTCATCGAGCGACCACCGCGTCTGAATCACAATGATCCCACCACCCGGAGCCAGACGCGTCTTTGCCGAGCTGTTGAACCAGCGCCATACTGAGTCGCGCACGGTTTCGGAGAATGCATCCTTATCGCGGTGGGGGTCGTCGATGATCAGCACATGCGCGCCGTAACCGGAGATACCTGCACCAACACCGACGGGCTTATAAGTTCCACCCTCGGTAGTACGCCAGCCCATCGCTGCTTTGTTGTCTTTATCCAGTCCCATGTCTGGGAACACCGGTAAGTACATCTCGTCCTTGACGTAGTTGAGCACGTCGCGGGAGTTGTCCATGGCCAGACGGTCGGAGTGCGTAGCAGCAATTACGCCGTGCGAAGGATTTCGTCCTAAGTACCAAGCGACGAAGAGCTTAGAAGCTAGTTCTGATTTCCCGTGTCGCGGGGGCACGTTGAGGATCATGCGAGGTGACTCACCCGCTTCGACCTTCTTAGCGAAGCGCTCGAGACGTGCGGCAAGATCGGCATGGAACCAGCCAACCTGGTAGCTCGGCTTCATGCGCTTGGCAAATGGAATTAAGCGACGACGCGCTAGCTCTCGCTCGGCGAGTTCACGCTCGGCGGCGGCAACGGATTCTTTTTTAACGGGGGCTGGCTGCAATTTAGTTATGCAGTCCGCGCAGTAGTGGACTTGCTGCTGCAAGGCTCCACGGATGAACTTCTGTGACTTGGGCCCACCGACGGGTGCTGGAATCTTCGCACCACATTCTTTGCACTCGCCGCTACGGATGATGACTGCATCGGCTTTCGGGTCAATTCTCAAACTCTACGATCTCATAGTCGGCATCGATTGCGGCCATCTCGAGAAGCTCGTCATCGGACTTCGTACTAATGGCTTCGCGCTTGGTCACGTTGATGTTGGTCTCGGTCGGCGCGTAATAGCCGTGCATCTTCGTGATCTCTTTCCACGCAGCTGTGTACTCCGCTGCGGTACTAGACATTGACGCTGCGTCCAAGAAACCGCGGATACAGTCTTCACGAGTGATGTTGACCTTAGCGGCATCGACACGAATAGCGTATTCAATTGCAGCTCGGATACGCGTTGACGACTCTAACTGCGATGCACGCGATTCGGGGGAGGCGTAGCCGGCTACCCGTGCCGCGGCTACGGGCAACGAACCTTGTACGCGGGCTTGGACATAGAGCTTCTCTTTGGCTTCGAGAGACTCATTGAGCAACGCCGCGTTCTTAACATTAGTGAGTACAAGCGACATGCAGTGGGCATATACGTTATTCAACGATGGGACTGCAAGAATAGTCCCAATTTTATTTTTAAATTTAGTCTGAATAGCCCCATAGCCATCAAATACCGACCATCCCGACCGGATCGCACTGCCGACTTTGAGTCCGAATCCCAACCCCGACCGACTGGGCCCCTTGAAACGCTCTGACTATAGGCGCTTCGCGCCTTGGGGGTGGTGGATGAAGTAGCTGGATTGGCTGGCTACACACACGATGGAGAAAGGGTATGAACTTCCAACAAGCAAACGATGCCGCAATGCTCGTCATCCTCGTAGCTGAGATCGGCGCCGCAGTGATCCTCTCGCTTGGGGTCTATGGGCTGTACATCTTCTACAGGTTCTTGCGGCATCACAGGTAATGACCTCCTCCCCTAGGGCGCTTCGCGCCTTGGGGGATTTTGGTGAGGTAGCTGGATTGGCTGGCTACCGAATCAAGCAAATGGAGTAACAACCTATGAACACTGCAACTGCAACAACCTACAAGTCAGAGATCCTCGAACAGTTCGACGGCGGCATGGTCTTCATGCACCCAGGCAACAAGGCGTCAGGCTTCGTCCGCCTCGACGACAAAGCTACACAGTTTGGTGTACGCGGCACTTGGGATGATGGGGCCATGCAGTTGGCTGGCGACAACGGCAACCTGTTCATCGAACTCAAGCGTGAAACGAGTTCCAAACCTCGCGCCCCGAAAGCACGCGGTCGTCTCGTCCACCACGGTGAAACGCTGGCCGTCGTTGCCTTCCTCGTACCGGTGGAAGGTGGCCACGCACTCGGTCTCGCCGAAGACGTAGCCCCGATCGACGCACGCCTCGACGCAGCCAGCTGGTAACCACCCCCGCCTCCAGGGCGCTTCGCGCCTTGGGGGTCTCTTCGCGGCTCGGGCCCCGACACGTCGGGTGCGAATTAGAGTTTCGAAGTGTCGAAATACGGTGTTCTGTGTACTTCGCACTTCGTACTTTGCACGCCGAAAAAATGAATTTCGTACACAGAAAAGCGGATTAAGGGCCTTATCTGAGGTGCGGTGCCAGTTGCGCTTCGCGCCTTGGGGGTTTTTGGTGAGCGGTTGGGCTGTCCAATCGCCATTCGCTATGGAGGACGGAACATGCGAATTGAATTTGACTCGCTTGATGATCACGAGATCGTGGATGAACACGACCCCCTCGAAACCTTGATTCACTTTGAAGAACTCGAAGACGCTGATTTGTGGAAACCCGCAGATCCACGCCTTCAGAAACTGAGTGGTCGGACTCGCGAACTGATTACTCATCTATTCGGTGGAGATGTAGACGACGCGGTTTACGCCGCTTGTCGCCTCATCAACACCCGTCGCGCGGTGCCTGAATGGGCGCTGGAACTTAAGTCACTTTGCAACCGCTAACAACGGAGTAACTACCATGCGTGTAGAAAAAATCGAAAACATCGTCAGTAAGCTTGACGAAATCCAAGTCGGTGGCGCTGCC